AAAAGATTATAGATTTATTCAGCTACCGCATGGCAAAGGCTTCCAACCTACAGGAAGCCACCGAGGCATTAGCCAACGCCAACGCTGCACTTGCAGAGGCGCAAAGAAATACTAAGTTCATCATGGGGAACTACTACCAAGAACCCCAGCAATATACTGACGGCGACCCTCTCCATAGGGAAGCCATCAAAATCATCAGACGGACAAGCAAGACCGTCACCTTCTTATATATCCCCCGCCTTGGCATGGACGAGGAAATATGCAAGGTAATGACCAGGAAAGTTCATCCCGGAAATTATGGGGAATGGATCCAGATAAATAAATGCTATCCCACAATCTCAGCTAGCGACCTAATCAATGCATAAAGGAAGGGTTTTCCCCTTCCTTTTTTCTTACCCCCCTTTGCTGGCTTCCTCGTCTTTCTTCCGTGCTTCTTCAATAGCTTTTCTCTCCAGCTCCTCCAGTCCTTCGTTTCTAACCACCACTTCCACCACTCCGGCGGGAAGTCCGCTTCCTTCGGTGTCTTCCTTATTCTGTCTGTTCATCTGCCAATCTTTGAAGCATCGGTTTGTAAGGTAGAAGATCATAGCTTTTACGTCCGGCTTGAAATACTGGATATCTGTATAGTAAAGCATTTCTTCCCCCTCTTCCCCTTTCATAAGGGTAATTTCTCCGTCCTTAGTCTTTACAAGGGGGATTCCTGTCGTCTTGTCTTTTAATACCGTTTTTACTTCTTTCGTATGCCCTATAGCAGAGAGGAAAAGGGCATTTTCAACTTGGGCATCTGCTACCATCTTGCCATCACGGATTGCAAAGCGAAATTCTTGGCTTTTCTTTTTCCAGTTGTACAAGGTCTGCTTAGATATCCCCAGCGCTTTGGCCAGTTCCTCATCGGTCACGCCCTTGCGTTTTAAAGCCGTAACGTAAGTAAGAATTTCCTCCGTCAAGTAGTCTTGCATGAATCCCTTTTTTACGCCTCTCGCGCTTCCCACGTTTCCCCCTCCTCTCTGCTTTTTCTTCTATCCTACGCCTTCTCTTCTTCCTTTTCCCTAGCAATATCCGCTTCCATGAAGGAAAAAGTGCCGGCTTCGTCCGTCTTCACTACGATAGACCGCCTATCCTCTATCGCCTTTACCCAGTCTTGCCCGGCTACGTCTACGGTTCCGCCCAGTCGCTTAATCAAAATGCTACATAGTGCTTCGCTATGGCATATCGAAAGATTAAGCCTTGCGATTTCCGCATCTTTCGAGTCCTTCAACGCTCTGAAGTGGCTTGCTCTCATCTCCAGCGCCTTTATCCTAGTATCTTTTTGCTTTCCGGCTTCTCGCAATTTCTTCGTCAATCCAGCTTCTTTTTTTAGCCTTTTCTGTTCGTCTTTCCTCACTCTTTCCTTCCTCCTTCTCCAATCCTTCAGCGATATGTTTATATAGCGGACACCGGGCAAATGAAAAGCACTTGCAGTATGCGGCCATATGCGCATCTAATGCCTTCTTGTCGGAAAAGCATATCTGCATGGTGCAATTCCCCTCTATCTCCGGCAATTTCTCGCATGATATAGAAGTCGCTCCCTTCCCTCTCGGGAAGGTGTGACTTATATAAAAGGGGCATTTAACTTGTATCTTTTCGCTTACCCAATCCATCTATATCTCCCATGCCGCTTCGCCTTTTTCTATAAAGGCATTTACTATCCTCTTGGCTGTCTTTTCTCCTATGCCGTCTATCCCTAGCAAGAACTCTTCCATGGTGTCCTTGTCAAATTCCAGGATCCTTGGCATAGATTCTTGTCCGTCCTCGAATCCGCTCTGATACACAGATACTGCCCAAGCGTTCATTTGGTTATAGCTATACCTTTTCATGGCTTGAAAATTCCCAAAATTTAAAGGCTTTATCATAGCTATCCCCCTTTCTTACAGCCTTACTATATCAATCCCATATTCATGGCATATATTCCGTTCTATCCTGCACCTTTTTGATTTATACCAATTTCTGCCGAAAACAACTCCGTCAACAGTTGAAAGCAGCTGTATCAACCAGCCTAAGACCCATACAGGATTTTCCTCTTCGTCCTTCTCTGAAATTTCATTCAAAAAGGTTTCTACAATCTCCACCCCTTCGCCATACTTCTCCTTCAGCTTAAGGGATAACTGTTCTCTTTCCTTCTGTATATCTTCCGCTTCTCGTCCTTTTTTGGAATGGCTTATAAATATCCTCATTTATCCCCCCATTCTTCAAGCTCCAGATACTTCTCCAGATACCACTTGGCTTTTGCTATATCCTCTCTGCCATTTTTCTTTTTGTGCCGATACAGGTATTTCATGGCGTTGCAGATGCAGAACGCTTTTACTGATTCTTCCCCCTGTGTCTCTAGCATTACATCAATGCATTCGATTTTTCCCGTTTCATAGTGGGAAGGATGGTTCACATTATCTAGTGGTACTTCCTGTAGGTCTTTTTCTGTTATCTCAACCATCTAACACGCTCCAATCTAATTTCTGTCCACAGTAAGGGCAAAAAGCGAACTCGTCATCATCACTTAAACAATTTCCGCAAGATGGGCATTCACATTTATACCAAGGCTTAGGATATGGACCATGCAAACACACTACCTTTTGTGGTTCTCTGTACTTCAGCTCTTCTCTTGTCATTTAATACCTCTCTTTCGATTTTGACAGACTGGCTAAATTCCTATCTCTCAAATCCTCGTAAAATTCTTTTGTGGGATTGTGAACTGCATAGCAAGCTCTATCCCCAAAGAATACTACATAAAAGTTCGTGCTTTCTTCATGTACCACAGTCGTATATTCTGTAGTCATTGCACAACCGCCGATTGTAGCCTTTCCATCCTCTGTAATATCGAACCCAGTACAGGTGCTCCCCCAAAGTTGTGAGAAAGTTTCGATTTTAAAGTCAAAGGCTCTGATGCCATTTGATTTTGCTTTTCCAACCTTCGCTATAAACTCCTCGTCTTGTCCTAAGTACCCGATAGCTTTATACATCAATAGCTCGAGGTTTGGTAATCTTGTCATAGCCGGTACATCCTTTCTTCTCCGTTTTTCGCCTTAACCCAGATTTTTACCGGAAACCTTCCGCAAACATTCATTCCGTGATATTTGCAATCAGAAATTACCAAATCTTTCGCGTGGTACTTTTCACATTCTTTAGCCTTTAATTTCTCCGCGTATTTAGTTCCGCAAATATCACATTGATATAGCTTTATCTCTTTCATTGTTCACCTCTCTATGTTTTCGCCATCTGCTTCTAACCGTATCTAAAGGCGACCTCGTACCCTTCTTTAATTTCAAAAGGGCACATAAACCCTCTAATTGCCTTGTTTTTGGCTAGGAAGTTATTTAGTGCCGCTGATTCCAGCGAATAGTAATTTCCTTGGACTATAGCCCAGTTGCTTTGTCCGAAATCGTCTGAATCTCCATGATAATTTTTCAGCAAGTCTATATACCGATATGTTTTTTCGTCTCCCTTTACAAGGTCAATGCAGTATTTGTCTACAACTCTGTACAAGTCATTGAGGCCATCTTTGCTGAGAACAACTTCAAAGCAACCATCTTCATCAATTTCGCTTTCCTCGTCCGCAAAGAATCGTTCTCGGATGAAATTATGCACCGGCTCTATATAATCATTGTTCCCGAATAGCTGGATATAATCTATTGTTTCGCCATCCTTCTTTGTTTTTAGTTCATAACGAAAACTCATGTTCTCCCCCTTTCCGTGGTAGTCAACTGATAGTTGATAACCAACTGTCAACTATTTGTTTACAGTTCCCTTTAGTTAAACGGCAGTCCTTCGTCCTCTACGCCATCCGGAATATTCATAAATCCTTCGGAATCCGTTGCCGCTCCCGCATAGCTTCCAGAGTTTCCGGAACTAGCCGGCTTAGAATCACAGAAATCCTGTCCGTTTACGATAACATCCGTTGTGTAGACCGTTTGTCCGTCCTTGTTCTGATAGCTTCCTGTCTGAATGCTTCCCTCTACCGCAAATTTCCGTCCTTGTGTCATGTACTTTTCGGCAAACTCCGCATTATTGCCGAAGGATATGCAGCGGATAAAGTCAGCCGTTGGCTCGCCCCCTCGCTTGTATCGCCTGTCCACCGCCAGCGTATACTTAGCAATCGCCATAGGCTTTTCCCCTTGTGAGTATCTAATTTCTGGATCCCGCACTAGCCGCCCTATCAAAACTACATGATTCATTCTTCGTCCTCCTCTTCTTCTCCTTGCTCCATGTCGTAGATACTCATTTGCGACTTTCCTGTCATGTGACGCAGATAATATGTATTTGTCTCCTCATCAAGCGCCAGCTCCATATCTTTACAAATATTTCCGCCCTTCATTTCGTCCTTCAGTTGCAAGGTTGAGCATACCTTGTGCTTAAGCATCGGCTGGGAGGTTGCGCCGTCATTGCTGAATGTCTGCAATAGCTTAATCTCAATAGTCGCCACTATCTTTCCGTCCTCGCTGTCCTTGTCAATCATGTTTTTAATCAGCTCCCGGACAATCAGATTCATGTCTCCACGGAATGGATCAAAAATATCATTTTCGACCTTCAGTTCATTGCTACTTACAAATGCTTTTTTCATATGTTTTCCCCTCTCACAAATAGTTTTTCCCAAACACCCGCATAAACTCCGCCCGGCTATGGGATTTTTCAAATTCCTTTTGCGCCATTTCCTCCAGCTCCCTATCGTACTTGCCCTTATCATGCAAATTGCTATGGCACTCCCGGCAAAGCCAGACAGTCAAGCCGTACTTATCCGCCATCTTCCGGCGGTGTCCGTGCAAGCAGTGATGCAGGTCTGTATGTCCGTATCGCTGGCATATAAAGCACCTTCCTTTCTCCGTTCCGCTAATCATGGAGCAATGCTCCTTCCTGTTTCGCTTCCAGCAATTTCTTGTCATTGTCCATTTTCTGAATCAGCTGTTTAATAGCCTCCGGCATTCTCAAATTCTCCCTTTCCCGCTTCGTTACGGTCTCGTAAGCCTTGATAAAGTGCGACTGCTCCACGGTCTCGACCTTCTCAGTATCGAGTTGCCCTATCTCTCTAAGGCTTGCGGCACTCCCTATCGCCCTTTGGCAAGCTGGAGGTAGCTTCTCAAATTCCGCTTCAGCGTTGTAATAGCTGTTGCGGATTGCCTTTCTTACAAGCGCCCATGCCTCCGTGCCGGTAAGTTCGTTTTGCACCGGATGCTTGATTTTTACAATGCAATCCACCACTTGCCCCGGGGAAGGCGGGAATCCTTGGCGGTCATTCGCTAGGAATAACTGCAACCCTCTTGAAGCCAAGCGGAAATCATACTCACTTAGCACAAGCGACCATGCCAGAAGCATTCCCCTTATGTCCTCAGAGCCGAACTGCTTAAAATGGCTAGGATATGCGCTCCGTATCGCCAGTACGATCCTTCCAACCTCTTCTTCCGTCATTTTTATCCTCCTTCCGCTACCCCGCCGAACCATTCATCCATGATTGAGGCTTCACCCCTAGCGACCTTCGCCAGACAATCATCCTCCCCAAACATGCTCCCCGGCTTCCCCGTCTTATGCTTATTCTCATAATTCCCTTCCAGCACCTTGGTAAGATTTGCGGGCTTCATCAGCCAATCAAATCCAGCTTGCCAGCCGGTGGCGTTAGTGCCTTTCAAGAAGTCCGATTGCTCCGTAAGGGCAAAGGCTCGCTTTATATCCTCCAAGCCGAAGTCATTAAGCCTTGCCTTGATTGCTTTCTTCCGGGATTCTGATAGCTTCAGCACCTTAGGAAGGCTGGGGCATAATTCGTGGAAAGCATCTAACACGGCTTGATAGTCCGTCCGGTCGGTTTTCGGTGGCGTGTAAACGGCCACGTTTTCACGAGATTCCGAACGCAGTGAGGAATCGGCCTTTCCCCCCTTGGGGGGACTATAGGGGGGTAATATGTCTTTATCATTATCCTTATCTTTATCCTTATCCTTATCCTTATCCTTATAGGTTACGTTTGGTAAACGATTGGTTAGCGATTCGTTATCGTTTGGTTTACCATTGGTTAACGATTGGTTAACGATTGGTTGACGATTCGTTAGCGATTCGTTATCGCTTTGTTTTTTCTTTTCTGCTCTTGCTTCTACGCCCTTTTTACTTGCGTTTTGCCGTCTCTCTTTCTCCTTGTAAAAGCGTTCTGTATTGGCAAGCATCTGCTCTTTTATCGTGGAAAATACAGCTTCAAGTATTGGGTTTTCAATGGTGTATTCTATCCCTTCTTCAAGCGCGCACATGGCTTGAAGAAGTTCTCCAGCCTCTGCTTTTGGAAGCTTCAGAAACATATTGTTCCACGTTTTATAGAACAACCAGCTTTTCTTTTCGTCCAATATCTCGTTCATAGTTATTCCCCATCTGTAATCGCGTTTTCTTCCATTTGCTCCTTTATGAAGTTGAAAATGGCCAAAACCATCGGTTCCTCAATTTTTACTTCTTCCCCATTTGCAAATGCACACATGGCTTTTATTAGGATGCCAGCTTCTTCTATTGGCATATATTCGAATAAAGTCGCCCATGAATCCATAAACCAAAAATCTTTATTTCCCTTTTCCATTTACGCCTCACTTTCTGTTATCGTTACTTCTATCCTTGGCTTCAGCTTGTCGATATGGAAATCGTCTCGCAATGCCTTAATCTCATGGAATCCGTCATTCTTCAGCACGTCCGTCTCTTGTAAGGCATCAAAGATGAATTTCTTTGCCGCGGAGATATTGTCCGGGTCTCTCCGGCTGTTCTTTTCGTACCAATCAATCTTGATTGTGACCGGGTAATTTCTTACCCCCTTCAGCCGGTGAAAGCGGATTGCCTTAATGACAATGTCTTGCTGTTTCCGCTTCTCCTTTGCGCCTATGTAAGGGTTTTTCCTGTTAGCGGCAATTAGGGTATTCATTCCGTCCAGCCTTCCTGGAATCGTGAATCTATGTATTTTCATTTCTTTTCTCCACCTCCGCAATTATTGCTTTCAAATGTTCGTCCGTTGGTCTTTCCAATCCCAGCTCTGCCATGTCCTCGATTACTCCATTGAGTAGCACGGAAAATTCCTTGCTGTCGTATGTACTGGATCCGAAGTAACAAAGGACTTCCAGATACTTACATTGCTCCCCTGTCTCGGGGTTCTTCTCCATAGTCTCGCCGACTATCTTTGTTTCCCTCCAAACCTTCTGAAGGCTTGTATAAGCCGTTTCTATAATTTTTATGTAGGTGTATTTGCCGTATTTCTTTAGGCTATACAGGTACATGTCCCAAGCAGTAACTCCTAAGACTGCGGACATATCCCCAAGGCACTTCCAAAGGAAGGCGTTGGCATCTAAGCTGCGTTTCTTTCGGTACCGGGAAAGACTTATGGTTAAGTCCTTCCCTTTCAGTTTTTCTATATCCTCGAGGTTCCCATTTGTTTCCAGCTCCAGCCTTACCCTTCTTTCCGGGAAAGTGCTGGATAGGCTTTTTATCTCCCCTCGTAGTTCCATGGCTTACGCCCCTTTCTTTATCTCCGTAATGCCGCCCCATTGCTTCACAAGAATCTTCCATTTCTTGCCAAAATCCGTGTACTGGGCGTTTGTCATTTGCTCCAATCTTTCAAGGTGGTAGTAAGCCAGCAAGTTATCTTCTGCGAATTTGTAGGCGAAGAACATTTTCTTCAGCTGGATAATTTTTTCATTGCTGATTGCTTCAAGCGCTTTCTTTGCCGCCTCTTCCTTCTCCTTCTGGATCCGTGCTTTCTCCGCTTCTACTTCTTCCGGTGTCTTTGCCGGAGCTTGTTTCGGCTGGCTCTGAACATTCGCCTGGTTGTTCTGTGCCGGTGCATTGTTCTGTTTCTTAGTTCCGTAAGTGTAAACTACACACTTTCTTGTATCGTTTTGAATTTCAAGCTGTACAATCTTCCCACCCTCTGTCCTGATGGAAATGACGGAAAATTTATCGTAGGTTGTGTCTTTCCCCTTGTTGTCTTTTTTAATCGTTACCAGTTCTTTGGGAATCCATATAAACGGAGCCGTGTATAGTTCTCTACCGATTCCCAGATTGAAGCACGCCCTTTTGAAGGAATCTGAAGCTTGCCCCTTCTCTTTCTCTGCGTTGGATTCCTTTCCAACGTCTTGTTTATGAACCCATTCCCCTGTATCTGGATTCCTTATGCTTACCGTGCAATAAAGATTCCCGTCTATTAGCTGGTGACTTCTTTGCCAGCCGAATATCCCAAAGGTTTCGTCTAGGATATTCTGGTCTACTCTTGCATCCTTGTAGAGAAGCAAGGACACGCCGTTTTCTTTGCAAGTCGCCACTCTGCAATCTATTTCTTCGCTCGTCAATGGTCTAAACATTTTCGCACCTCCTATTATTTGATTCTCAGCTTCTCGTCTTGCTCTAAATGAGCAAAGTCGAATTTTTCTCCCGCCTTCAGTTCTGATTTAATCTTGTCTTTATCCGCTACTGGATCCTGGAATATATAAAATTCCAGTGGAATATCCTCTATTCCTTTGTCCAGCACCAATTTCGGCGGATTCTTATAAATACCGAAACTGAATAAATCAGTCTTGAACTTCCTTTTCCCGGTAGCAATCATTGCCGCTTCAAGGTTCCCCTTGATTCTGGCAATGTTTGTACCGATTGCCTTCTTCCTGTCAGAGAGTCTCTTAATCTCTCTATCCAGTCCTTCCTCTCTGTTCTCCAGTTCGGCTATTACTTTGGCGTATCCGTCCGCCTTTATTTCCAGTTCCCCTTCGATACCTTCCAAGGTATCTCTGAAAACTTCCTCGTCTAATTCCTCCGCCATATCTAACAGCTTCAGAAAATCGCCTGTAATCTCATATAGTGTTGCCATTTATCGCCCTCCGTGTTATTCTTTTAATTGTCTATATGTTTTCGCCGCCCTTAGTTGTGCCAACAGCTAGGGGCATTTTTTTAGTCCAATATTTCCCACTCGTAATCCTCCACAAGCTTCGAGTTCTCAAATTTATTTCTCACCCATTTTCCAGCCTTTTCCGTTGCCTCTTCATAGTTATTTGCTTCTACCTTCAAAACTAATTCAATGCCGATAATCAAGTCGTAAATCTCCATGCTGTCTACCTTTCCACAAGTCTTAGTATTTGCAGTAAAACAACTATTGCCGCTATCGAATCCACCATTACTAGGCACATGGTCATATCGTTTGGCGGAGGGCTATCTAAACAACAAACGGCGAACATCGCCACTACCGATAAAATTCCTATCAGCCACCTAATTGCTTTAGCCAGCAATCTCCGCCGCCGGCTTATTCTCTTCCGCCTCATCATTCCCCCTTTTTGTGTAGAAAAGATTTAAAATCTTTTCGCTAGTGCAGCCAATCAACTTCCAGATTTTCATTACCTCAAGAAGCGTAATTTCCACCTTCTCGACCTTCTCCCGGAGTGTGGATTCCTCCATTTCCAGCTCCCCGCATACCCGGTAAACAGGAACACCATTTCTCTTTAGGAATCCTGTAAATCTTTCCCATTCCGTAAGCGTATTTCTCATTGCCCTATCCTTTCTAAAATCAAGTCGATTTTCTTTTCAATGTTCGTTTTCTTCTGCTCCACTCCGAAAACCGCCTCCATGATTTCCGTTACAACCTCTTCAGAAAAGTTCAATATCCTATTCAGTTCCCGGAACTGCTGGCTTGATACTTCTCCTTTCCGCTTTATGTTGTATAGCGCCGTTGCGCTTATACCGCTTTCCCGGATAAGGTCGTTTTGTGTAATGCCGATTTCCTTCAATCGGCTTTCGATTGCACTTTGGACAACCCTTGAGCGGTTATCCTTGGCTCTTAGCACTCTCGCCATTGTTTCCCCCTTCCTTCTTTTTCATAAAAGCCATTCCCTCGGTTAGATACAGGAGCTTGGCTTTCTCCAACTCCGTAAGCTTCGGAAACATTTCTTTCATGTTGCCGATAATTTGCTTTTCTATTTTTTTCAACCAATCACCCCCCTACTCATAATTTGTGAGTTCTGTTTTCAGAACTTCATAATCGTTTATTGCGCTGTCATTTACATACTTGGCGGAAAGCCAGTCATAAGCCAGCTTCTTGGCTTCCTCCTCGTCTCTTGCCTCTACTTGAACGTCCAGTTCAATGGTTATTGTTACCGGGTATTCTCTATAGATTTCTTTTACCTCTGGAGGCTCAAGTGGAAGTTCTCTTAAATCGCTCATGTTGTTATCTCCTGTTTACTTAAACTTGATTTTGCATTGAGTAACTTGGTTACATAATAAAGTAACAAAATAATCTTGTCAACACTTTTTTGTAACTTAGTTACACTTTTTATTGACTTTTTTTTTACTTCCCTATATATTGATTTCAGAAAGCGAGGTAATATAAATGAAAGAGAGAATGAGGGAATTAAGGAAGGCTCTGGGATTCACTCAACAGGAATTTGCTGATAAATTGAATATTCAAAGAGGAAGCATTGCTGGATACGAAGTCGGAAGAATTTCCCCAGGTAGTTCCACAATCGCCCTCATTTGCCGGGAATTTAATGTTTCTGAGGAATGGCTTAGAAATGGAACCGGGGAAATGTTTATTCCCATGTCATTAGATGAGGAAATAGCTTCTTTTATTGGAGATATTCAAAGCGATATAGAAGAGAATTTTAAAAAGAGATTTATTTCTGCCCTGTCCAAGCTGGACGAGGACGAATGGATTTTTATAGAGAAATTCATGGAAAGCGTTCTGGAGGGAAGAAAGAAATAGAACCATACGCCAACGGCATAGTGCCATTGGCTTTTTATAAAGGGGGGAAATATGAAAGCTTTATTTCTGATTCTGGAAACTTTGCTTTGGACAGGCGGTTGTTTCTTTCTGCCAGCGCTTTGTATTAAGGCAGTATGCAAGGTAACTCAAAAGGCACTCAAAAAGGGAAGCATGAGCGGGTGCAGTTTGTTGATAATGGCATTGATATATGCAGCGATAACTCTCAGAAGTGCTTTTACCGTTTTTGATGACATGGGATTGTGGGTTATTCCATTCTGGATTTTCTGGATGATTGTAGATCTGTTTTTCTTCTGCTTTGTCTGGAATACATAACGCAAGGAGGACTATGGATAACACAAAGAGAAGAGCCTTAGTCGGCTTATTGCAAGAATTGCTTTATGAAACAAGGGAATGTAAGCATGAAGCAGTGGGGCAAGAATCTATTAGGCTACTGGAGGCAAAAGAGCATACGCTGGAGCTTGCCATAGACATAGCGAAGCCGATAGAAGTAATGTCAAGGCATGACTGGGAATTGCAAGATTGCTTTGAACCGCAAATAGGCGAATGCTGGGGAAGATTCGCAATCAAAAAAGACTAGGGGATTACCCTAGTCTTAAAATTGCCTTGATATACAACAGAACCAGCCTTAGTTCCCTCTTGCTGGCCTTATCAAGGTACTTTAGTATTGCTTCTTTGTCGTCCATGATGTTCTCTCCATGATGTGGCGGTAGCGATAAAAGGATATTAGCAAACATTTGTTCTTTTTACAATCTTATATTCTTTTTTAAAATGAATAATTATTTTTTAAACAATTAAAAGGCGAAAAACATGGCGAACATTACAAAATTACCTTCCGGCAATTACAGAATCCGTAAAATGAATAACGGGAAAGTCCATACTCTCCTATTGCCGTACAAACCCAGTAACAAAGAAGCGGAGCTTCTGCTTAATGAAGCGATAATGAAGAATATCCAGTTCTCCCCTGTATCCTCTTTCAAACGAGCCGGAGACCAGTACATACAGGATAGGTCTAGCATTCTCAGTCCAGCAACCATAAGAGAATATAAGCGAATGCTGGAGCGTTTACCGGACGAAATCAAGAACAAGAAACCGCTAGACATTAGCGACAAGCTTATACAGCAATATATCAATACCCACGCCAAAGAACACTCCCCAAAGTCCACGAAGATGGTTTTCGGATTCATCCAAACAATTCTATCTTCCGTCCTCCCGGATAGAAATATCCATGTAACGCTCCCGCTCCCCAGTCCTTCCACGGCATACACGCCGGAAGACGAGGACATTAAGCGAATCCTTGCGGCAATTCAAGGGGAAGAAATAGAAGTGGCTATCCTCCTGGCAATCTTTGGACTAAGGCGTTCAGAGATATGCGCATTAGAATATCCAAACGATTTTGAGGGGAACACGATCCACATAACAAAAGGCTTAGTAGAAGACGAAAACAAAAACTGGATAAAGAAGAAGCCGAAAACCCCGCAGTCTATCCGAGACATTACTATCCCGGATTCCGTACTGGATAAGATAAAAGCCAAGGGATATGTTTATAAGGGATTTCCCGGCTCCATAAACAAGCGACTTACAAAGATATTGAAAGACCTTAAAATCCCCCATTTCAGCCTACACAAATTGCGGCATTACTTTGCCTCTTCCTCTCACGCTCTGGGAATCCCGGACATGGTTATCCTAAGGAATGGGGGATGGAAAACTGATAATGTAATGAAGTCCGTTTACCGCCACGCGCAGAAGGATTCTATTGAAAAAGAAAGCCAAAAATATATAGACCATCTGAATGGTATTTTATAAAAATTTTGTCACGAATTTTGTCACGGAAGAGAAAAGATATAGTGTTTAAGCCACTCTACAGACTTTTTCTTGCAAGTTCGAATCTTGTCACCTCGATTTTTTATTGGAAAATTCAAAATTATATTTATGAAAAACCATCGAAGAAGCTTTTAAAGCTTCTTTTTCTTTTATTTTCTTATTTCATTTTCTTCTTCGCTCTCATTTGCACATTTCAATGTAGTATTTGCACAAAAAGCTATTTTACAGTATATTTCAACAAATAAAATCAAAAAAAAGGATATAATATAGCAAAATATTTCCATAGAAATTACTTTTTAGGGAGCACAAAGAATATGAATCCATCAAAAATACTGCTTTCTTTTGAAGATATTTTATTAGAATTTGATCCTGATAACCTTCGATATTCCATAAGCACCGGAAAAACCAAATGGGAAACTAGGGCAGATTTTTCTCCTTATATTGTTTTGCAGGAAAAAAAGGATAATTTATCTAACGGTGAAAGGCAAGATAGCAAGATAGACAAGGCAGAAAAAGAGAAAGAGGAAAACGAAACAATAAAAGCCCTACTCTACTTTAAAGATGCCAAAATCAAAAGCCATGAGCTGATTCGTACCGGCGTAGGTGAAGGAATTCGCAGCATTTACAAAGATTTCATTCTTCCCTCGTCCTATAGTAATAAGAAGGAAGAGCTTCTCTCCTTCTCCTTTGAAACCTATGTCTGGATTGAGTACAGCACAAAACAGGTATATTTTGAATGGATTCCCTTAACAGAAGCTCCTATAGATTGTATTGATAAAATCCTCTTTCCGGGTCCTTTTGCTTTTCAGAAGAAAAGTTCTTCCTGGTACAGCATTATCCCTAAGGAGCAGGGCATCTTGATTCCCAATACCTGGGATGTAAGCTTTCATCAGGATGGCTTCAAGGGACGCTTCGGTACAGCCAGCGCCTACCTCCCCATTTTCGGACAAGTCAAGGATGGAGAGGGCTATCTTGCAGAAAGCCTTACCCCTTGGAATATGGGCTATGAGGCGGTGCATGAAGCAGGAAGCATGGAAACTAGCATAGAGTTTCGTATTGAGCCAAGTCTTGGGCAAATGGAATATCGCCGGATTATACGCTATCTCTTCCTATCGGATTGCGACTACAACAGTCTTTTAAAGACGTATCGGAAGCTGGCAAGGGAGGAAGGCAAACTAAAGACACTAAAGGAAAAGGAAGTGGCCAACCCTTCCGTAAGAAAGCTTTTGGGCGCTTCCTTTGTGCACAAGGGGATAAAGACCTGCGTCCAGCCGGATTCGGAGTTCTTCGATAAGGATGCTCCGGATAAAAATAACCACCTCACTACTTTCCGAAAGAGGGCAGAGGAAATGAGAGCCCTAAAGGCGGATGGTATAGAGAAGCTCTACTTCCATTTGGATGGCTGGGGAGATGCGGGTTATGATAATAAGCACCCGGATGTGGGGCCTGCCTGCAAAGAAGCCGGTGGTTGGGAAGGTATGCGGGAATTGTCCGATACTATGAAAGAACTGGGCTTCCTCTTCGGTATCCATGACCAGTACAGAGATTTCTATAAAAAGGCGGAAAGCTATCATGATGATCTGGCTTGCAAAAGTCCCGATGGCAGCATTTTCACCCACGCCCGCTGGGCAGGAGGTCCCCAAGCCTACCTCTGTACCAGTCAGGCTCCCTATTATGTTCGAAGAAACTTTGAAAGACTCTTGGATGAGGGAATAAATTTAGACGGAGCTTATCTGGATGTCTTTACCTGTAACGAGGGAGATGAATGTGATAATCCCAGGCATAGAATGCGCCGGAAAGATTCCTATGAATACCGATGCCAGTGCTTCCGTTATCTTCTGAGCAAAGACATTTTACCAAGCTCCGAAGAGGTAAATGATTGGGCTGTGCCCTGGCTGGTCTTCTGCCACTACGCCCCCTATGACTTTATGCTTCGGGAGCCGGGAAGCCCCAAGTACGGAATTCCCATCCCCATGTTTAATCTGGTTTACCATGACTGTCTGGTAATTCCCTGGATGATGGAAAAGCTTCCGGAGGAGGACTACATGCTTTATGCCCTGCTAAACGGCGGTGCCCCTTATCTTATTCGAGATCCTGCCTATCTGGGCATTGACGGAGCCTTTACTTTGGAAGAGGAAATGCCTTGGGAGAAACATTTGGAAAGGGTAGGTATTGTGAGTGATTTCCATAAAAATGTGGGAGATGCGGAGCTTGTAAAACATGAAATGCTGGATGATAAGGGATATCGGCAAAGATCCACATTTGCAAACGGATATGCTGTAGAGGTGGATTTACAGACAGGCAGTTATAGAATTTCTAAAGACTAAGCCGGACTATTTCGCTAGGAAAGAAGCTTTTGACGCCTCGATTTCGCTTCAGAAAATGTATCTCGTTTCATACAGTACATTCCTCTTTATAAAGTATATGCCTCTTCATAAACTGTATTTCACTTCAGAAAAAATTGGTTCATCGCAAGTGCTTGCAAGTAACTTTTGCAAGACTTGTAAAGAATAAAGCAAGAGCAAAGGAGAAAATTATGAAAAAAAGAACAGAAAAACTCTTGGCATTGGCTACCCTATTGACCATGGGAACTACTGCATTAGCTTCCTGCGGTAATAAGGCGGCAAGCGGAGAAAGTGCTTCT